GAGAACCAACAAAAAATACGTTTGACCTGAACCGAAATCAAATTCAATAGTTTCATAATCGGAAACATTAGATTGTTCAGTAAACATTTGAACTTTTGTGAGCGCGGCAGTTTCTGTAGATAAGTCTTCGCCCCCGATCTTAGCTAGTCTCCAATATCTAGCATTAACAGAATCTGATGCTCTCCGATCTGTCGTGTTAGTATCAATACTTTCTAAGGGTGAACCAAAATCACTAAAAGAAATATCATCCGTTGAAGATTGCCACCTAAACTCATCAGTAGATAATCCTGATAACTTGAATTCTATTGTGTCGATGAATGAAACATCTGTAGCTGCGCCTAAATCAATATGCACCAATACGAATGGGTCGGTTGTACTAATTGCTCCAGAAACAGAAGAAGTACTACGATCACCGTCTATAAGGTTTGCCGGGGTACCGCCTTCGGGGGTGGTTACCGCAACCCCTCCGGCAGTTAAATCCACCTCCGACAAATTTCCAATTAATTCGGCATCAAAAGCCATTCCAGGTCTAACATAACACCCTCCTTGAGGGTATAACAAAACATTAGATAATGATGACGCACTCTGATAATATTGTTTTAGGTCTACTCTCCCGCGCATCCTCGGAGACAATTCTCCAGAACTGAAATTGGTTTGCGCCGTTCTTAATTCTGGCATTTATCACCTCACCCTTGTAAGAGGGAAACGATTACCTTTTCTTCCTCCCATCCTACGGTTTTTCTTCTGTCTGGTGTCCGCACGTGAGGACTTTTTATATTTATCTTCAGCGACTTTTTCATAATAATCAGCTTTTTTAGCATCCTCTGTAAGAGGAACAGCAAACGCAGCCGCACAGGCATTCTTTAAAGCTACGACAAAATGGGCTGGGAATACGTCCTCTTTAGGCTCCACTTGATACTCTATATAGACATTCCCATCGTAATTCGTGTAAAGTCTATCTCCAATAATGTCATAATCTCCAACTTCATCATTCACTGACACGACAGTTAAATTGTCGCCCGGAAGAGCATAAGATTTTTCCCATCTATCATCCGGAGAAGTTGTGTCCTGCGATAAAGGACCTTTAATAACTTTAGTAAAAGACCATTCGTTCCTGGCCAATAAATCATCTCTAATATCTTTATATAGCGCCGAAGCAACTTCTGCTTCGACCGAACCATCAGCAAAATCTGAAAATGATGAAGCGCCCAACATTACGCATGCGGACGAAGCTATAGAAATGTCTGAATTTGCCATGATATGATCGGGGGACCGAAGTCCCCCGCCTCACTTTTATGCAATAGGCATCGCAGCAACGGTGACATCAGCCCCGCCAACGGTGACAATATACATCTTGATTTCAGGAGTTCCATCAACGTCCAAAGAAGCGATAATGATATCACCAACGTTTAGACCGTCGCCAAGAATTCCATCAAAATACCCATCCGTTTCAACAACGGTATCGGCGTCATTGGTAGCGTAGTGGTAAATGTTTTTCCGATTACCAGGAGCGGTGCCTACAGCACCTCCCACAGAAACGGAAACTAGACCTTCAGCATCATAAGCCATGATAATAACCCCTTAGGTTTCGTCGCAAAGGATTTCTACCACACCGAGAGTGTCGATGAGGCAAGAACCTTGTGACATCATGTTGTTAATAAACCAAGAAGCATAATCACCATGCCAAGTAACATCAGACGTAGTGTCCGCGCCGATTGCATGGCCGATCGCTGTCTTATGGTAAACATAGGTTAGACGATTATCGCCCGTTTTGGTCAGGCCGGAGTGTGGCATCCACAACGCGCCCATCCAACGTTTAGCAAACAATCCCTTTCCTTCGAAAGGAAGTTCGCCATCGCCAACGTAATCAGCATCAGAAAACTCACTGATTTGCATCAGATCAGTCCACTGATTCCAACCGACCACTGCGGTAATATCTCCGTCTTCCATATTGACATCATTGTTGCCCAATATCTCAACGGCTTCAAGAGCTTTAGCCAACGTCATACCAGCGCCGCCAGCAGCGATTTGTTGAGTGGCACTAGCAAGCGCATCTTCAACAATCATTTGGTCAGTTTTACGCCCAAGAGCAAAAGCCCCGGCGCGAACAAGCAAATTGCGCTCGTCGTTTTTGGTTTTGAAATCATCAAGCTTGTCATGCCAATCACCAGCGTACCAGTCATTGAGAGGACAGTTGACAGGAGTGTGGTCAATATTCATTACAGGGACTTTACCGTGACGGGTTTTTTGTCCTGCTACGCCTTTGCCGACTTTCTGAAACGTGGTGTCAGCACCGACAATACCGTTCTTAACACGAACAGTGTTACGAAGTTTCGATCCCTGACGCTGATAAGCTTCATGGACTTCTGCTTCGTATTGTTTTACAAAACTTAGGTCAACTGAAGTAGACACTGTGGCCTCCAAAATTAAAATTGAATCTACAAAATGACGGTTATCCGGTTACGGGCCGTTTAGTCTAGATGGGGAAGGGGCCACAGTGGTTATCCCTGCTTTCCATCGTATAGTTTCTTGTAACCCTCCTCCACTTTATCCCTAAGGCTATTATAGTCGGGGTGGCGAGGATTCCAATATTCCGGTTTTTTCATTATACTCCTTAGTCCCTCTTCTGTCAATTTGTCTTCAACATTGTTCTCATTCCCGTCTCCTGCGGGGATGGTTGAATCCAACATTTTCTTTCTGAGTTCATCGACAGCTTTGACCGCATTTGCGGTAGTCATGACTTCTTTGATTCCTTTGAACCCTTGTTCCGAAAGATTGGCTTTGAAGAATTTTACATTTGTCTCCAATACCCCATCATCTAAAGCAGCCTTCTCTTCTGCCATCTTGTCATTGTCGTATTTGACCAAAGCAGTGACCACTTTTCCCATAATCTTGTCATGAGCGCCTTGGGTGAACCCCAATTCTTTAGACACTTCCCCAAATGCAGTAATCATTGGGTCGTCTTTAGGGATCATCTCTGCAAGACGTTCTTCATTGACCCCCTCGATTTCCGGAAATTTAACTTCATAAGATTCTGGAGTTTTGCCAATAATCTCATTAGTATTGTGGAAGTGTTGTTCCAATTCATTGGTCGAAGAAGTCATAGCTTTGACATTGACTTTTCCATCCTTGATATATTTTTCGGGAACGGTCTTAATGTCGAAATCATCACCGAAAAACGCTGATGGGCCTTCATTTTCTCCGTTTTGGTTTTGTTGACCGTCTTGGTTTTGGTTTTGTTGACCGTCTTGGCTTTGGTTTTGTTGACCGTCTTGGTTTTGATTATCTGCTCCGCCTTCATTGGCATTAGCAGAGTTGTCCCCGTTACCGGAGGCTCCTTCATTGAACAGACTCATTTTATGTTTCCTTATCTACTTCGGTTATGATTTGTTGCACTATGTTATTCTGCCCTTCTCTGAAACGCCTGTGCATCCAGTATTGGAGCATTTCATCATTAGAAGAAGGGCACGGAAATGGCTCAGTATTCCTATCTATAGTTCTAGATTTCAAATATTGAATAAGCAAACGACCTTCGGGCGTCATCAACGCACGTTTAAAGAGTTGGGTTATTTCCCGTCTTTCCTCTTCGGTGATGTTATTTGTGGGTTGTTTTATGTTTAATGGGTCAAAGGTCATTTACTCGTCACAGCGTTAGCGATTGATGAAACATCTACCCCTTGACTGGCTAACTCGCCAGCCTGCTGTTGAGCTTGAACAATTTCCTCTTCGGAAGCAATAAGTTCCTGAGGTACTCCTGACTTCTCTCCAATATATGGCCCTACTTTTTCGGGCTTAAGGGAGACTGCTGCAAGTCCCGGAGCAATATTATTCATACGGGCTGCTGCGCCCGATAAGTTGTCTAAATCTTCTAAATCTTGAACTTCTGAAAGAGGAGAAGTGTGGGTTATTGATATAACTTCGTTATCAATTTTCATTCTAGGCATGTCACCACTTTCTCCCCACATATGCAGAGTTCTCTTAACTATTCCGCCTATTAATTCATTCTGGAAACGAGCATATGCCCCGCCCAAATCTTTCGCAATACGTGATGCGCGTTCTCTTATTTCTTCGGCTGATCTAACAGTTTGTAAAGTTTCGGCCCCAGTATCAAGCAGCTTGCGACGTATAGAATCACGAAGGTCGCCAATAACCAGCTGGGAAACGTCAAAATCACCAGCACGGGGTAAAACATCCAAGGAACGTCCATTTACGCCTCCATTAAATCCTACAGGAATAACTACTCCTGGGGCAATTTCTACTGTTTCTGGGTTTAAAACTCCATCGTCCGCTGCTGTATATACTCCAGCAATTGCTAACGCCCCGTTTTGTAAGACCATTTCAACCACTTTATTCGCAGTTTTAATGTCCGCCAGTGCGTTGACCAGTGGGCCACGCCCCCATACTTCACCCGAGACTTTTTTGTAGCGAGAAACCACCCACGGTGATACTTTAAATTTGTCATTAAAAAGTTCCTCCCCGCTTTTCATGGCAATAACTTTATACGTCCATTCCCCTGTTGAATAATTTATACGGGTAACTTCCAAAATTTGGAATTGTGTAGTGGGGGCTGATCTTTCTGCCGATGCAATGTCTTCCGGCATGCGTACGCTCGGCCATTTACTCCTGATTTCTCCTGCTTTAATGTGCCATTCGCGCCAAATTTTGTCCACCATCCCTGATGGGCCTTCACCGATTGTAAGTTGTGTGGCAGGTACCGCAGTGAAGGTGGCCGATAATTCATCATCGTAATTTTGGATCAGGACCGCGCCTGTCCCCACACCCAAATCAGCATACAACTCTCCGATTTCTGTTTGGAAATTCGACCTGCCCATTAAATCAAACCATTGATCAGTGCCTTGGCCTAATAACAAATTCACTTGGGGCTTAATATCGGCATTGACTTTACTCCCCGCAGAAAACTTCAACCACCGGGAATCCGGGGGAGTAATAGACATATGTAAAGTGTCGCCAAATTTAGAAGAACTGTCGACAGCAGTAGAATCAAAAATCTGAACATCGTTCGATATGTTATCCTGAGAAGGGAAATCTAACACGTGTCTATGTGGAATGGCATACGCATAACAATCACGATAAATTTGTTCAACTTGAGTTTTTGAACCTTTATACTTACTATAAATCCTTAATTCTTCTGAAGCTGACATTTACCCGACTTTCTTTTTGGTTGGGATTCCGGTCAATTTGTCCTCATCGTCACGTTCACCGACTAATGATAATCTTCCCGCAGCGCCTAATCGTTTCGCTCTACGAGATGCGATCAACTCTTCCTGTTGCTGGCGACGCTCATCTTCTGCTTGTTTAGCTCGTTTGTTGGCTTCTTCGATCTGTTTCGAATTGTCGACCCTCTGAGGTTTTGGACCTCCTCCAAATAACGTCGCCATTCTTCATCTCCGACAAGTGTTTATATAGACCATATGGGGTCCAAAAATGTTTCTCTATCCCTAACAGTGATTCTACCATGGAGACACATGAGAAGGGAATTATTTTGGAACGCTCATGAGGTTTTGGGGTCGATCTGACTTGAACAATAGTATTGTCGCCCGTAACCATATAATACGCAAGCATGCCTTCTACATTATATTCTTTATACACTGAATGTGGGACCAATTCCACTTGTGTACGCCAAATAAGAGATTCAACCGATACCCACATACCTTTATGGTTGGTGAACGCAAAACAATGCCTAAACCCGTCTCTGGTAAATATGTCCCACCATCTACGCCTTTCGGAGTTTTTAAACACCACATACCAAGTCGTTTCTAGCGAATCACCTTGAAATTGAACTTCGCCCTGCTCGGTTTCATTTTCGTGTTGCTGTTCCATTCTTTCCTTATCAACTTTCTTCCTTCCCCTGCTCCAAGATACCCATATTGTCTGGCATCGTGTACGTGGGAACTCTCATTCTTTTCTGGAGTTTCTGAATAATGATATCCACTGGTTGAAGCTATACGTTTATATTTATACGCCCCATTAAAACCTTTTTTAATGACTTTGCAAGTTGGTGACAAGAGATAGCCCGGTTGTCCATCAACCATTCTAGATAATGCAGCTCCTCCAGCTTCTTTTCTGATAGTCCAATTATTAGACCCTGCTCCTCGAACGTTAACCCCTTCTGCTTTAAGGATATCATGGTATGTACGTTCATCTGTATCATTCCCATAATCTCCACTCGGGTCACCATAAAATTGAAAATTGCGCGTATCGGGGAACATAATTTTACATTCATTAACTAAATATTTAGAAAATTTTTCTGCTCCAAGATTTCCGAACACTAATTCATGAATATCTTGCCATTGGCCTCTTGCTGTTTGTTGACTAAAACATGCTGCAGGTGACCTGCCATAATCTAACCCAACAATTATAGGTCGACCCGGTATCCAGAGCAATGGTTCCCTAGCCAAATGTACATCTTCGTTCCATTCATCGAGATATACTGGTTGTCCTTCAATCGCAGTCCCTAGTTTGTTTCCAACGTATACACGTATGTGGTTATTGGGCTTACCTGCCATAACATTCTGGTAATAATTATCAGGGAGGTTATCTAAGTTTTCAGCTTCTGGGTTTAAAATCCAGTTTATTCTGCCACCTTCTCTCTCTTCAAATGCTGCTGGAGGTTGGATGTAAAAATCCCATCCGATAGGTAATGACCAGTCGTTCGGCAACGGAGAACTGCCTTCATAAATCGCCCACCAGTGATCTTCGTCGGGGGGATTGGTATCCATGATAACCCCATACCATGTTGCTCCTCCATCTCGTTTGCTTGGATACCTTCCAACGCGTTCCGTGGCCCCTCGCACGATTTCAACTGGCACTTCCCTCGCCTCATTGATCCACACCCCAGTCAATTCTAAGGACAGAAGTTTCTTAACATCATCAGGTCTATCAAGTGCTAAAAAATAAATTTCTGCTTCCACATCATTAAATTTAATGTGGTGACAGTATGGGATTCTGCGGACAAACTTTCCGAATATATGTTCTGGGAACCAATCTAACCAAGTTTTGATTGTGGTTGTTTCTAACTGTGGGTTGGTATTTCTAACTACTGCCCACCTGCTCTTACGTTTACCATCTTTTCCCGGTTCTTGTTGTGCACACCTCTTGAATATTTCAAAGCAACACCCAACACTTTTCCCTGACCCAATAGGCCCCCTTATTCCGCGTACCGGGGCGTCAGACCTATGAAACTTCCTGATTGTTTTGGTCGGCACATAATCAATCGACAGTATGCCATCAACATCACCCATTAGATATTCTTCCAAAATTCTATAATTTCATACTGTAAAAGCCCCACAGCACCAGAGACTTCTGCTATTGTTGAACCTGGACCCCTAAACCAGTCGGTCAAAGTTTCATTAGTGCCTTTATTTATCATGACCACCGCGCATGAAGTTATTTCTTCACCTTCTTCTAACGCCGAAATGGTGTTTTTTAAAAGATTGATCATATCCTCACGATCTTGATTGGACAAGATTAACCTGTGCGGGTTATCTAAATTAGTTACTGTCATTAATCCTCATCCTCATCAATTGAACTGAAATCCATGTTCACTGCAACTGGCACTTGTTTCTGATTTGCATTTCCTTTATCAAACCCGCCCAAAATTCTAGTAAGATGGCTTAGCGCAGATACTCTCGCATTATGTGAAGCACCCTCCCCGTATTCTTTCGCACTTGACCATAACTCTTTCATGACTTCTTCCTGCGTGAGGTTAAATTTATCACGTATTGCAGTCATCCGCCTAACGATTTCTGCGGATATGAGTGGGTGTTTCATCAGAGTTTCTGCGGTTTTCTTCGCGTCCCGTGTTCTGTACCCAGCCAAAATAACAGCCTTCTCCGCGTCGTATTCTAACTCCATAAACTTTTCGATGAACAAAAACTGTTTTCTTGTTATAGTGTGTGGGACCATAGGTAAATCCACGATCTCTACATCTGACAAATCTAATCCATTGTCCACTATCGTGTTCAAATCGTGTCTAGTGATTTCATCGTTCATTTTCAGAAACCGCTTTCATCAATTTTTCGAAACTCATTTTCCTGTTCGGTATAGGTTCTGGGTTATATTTCTCTACTAACTTGTCCCCATAATGCTTCCAGGGTCCCTCAGTCAGATCAATTTCAGACTTTCTGTGCATGTCCAGTAATTTTTCAATGCGTCGCAGAACTTTTTGTTTTTTCATCATACGATTTGATGCTTGGTTCTGGGAATTGGTGCTAATTCTATTGAATGCCTCCCTTATGGCCCGAATACCGCGCCCATGTAATGCATACCTCCAGGCAAACACCTCTTGCCTCTCGGTCAGATGCCCGTACTCCGTTTTAATGAACCATTTAATATGGGTCTGAATTTCATGGTATTCAATTGTGCTTTTCATAATAACTCATTATAACATCAAGAGATATAAGATACAAGTATATCAGAAAGCTTCGGAAATTTAAGAACTACAGGTACTACGTATGTGACTACGTATCGACTACGTATTAGAAATCATATCCAGAGCCAAAGAAGGACGGGGCCTGAAGGCCCCTACTACTACATATACTACGTATCTCCTCCCCCCCTCTGAGAGTTTTTAAAAAAGGAAGGAGGGACGTGTCTTTTCTTTCCTTCCTTCTTTTGGCATATCTCCGCAGAGAGACCCCCTCTCGATACGTAGTCGATACGTAGTCAGACCCCAGAGGCCCCGAGGGACGGGAGGTTTGGATATTATTTAAACCCGTAGTCACATACGTAGTCAGACCCGTAGTTCTTATTGATCAACCTGTAGTTAGTATTCCTAGATTCGATGCACGTGGCCCGTAAAACTTATATCCGTGACCCCTCCTGTATATATGCGCAAAAATTCTATTCTTGTTTCGGGTCCCTGGGTCCCTTCTGCAGACGCTCGGGATGCGGCACCCTCGTACTATGGGACGACGCCATGCGCACTTCAGAACTGTATGCCGTATAGGATGTAAAGGGGTTTGTGACGCGGTATCCGAGTACCTCATTAAATAATATTAGTACCAATCAACTTGATAATTAAATTTAGCCACTGGTCTCGGTTCTCGGCACCCTCTCCCCAATCCTTCGATCACATTCCAAGTTGTAGCCTAGTTCGGATCGCGCGTGTGTGGGCGCGTGTTTCCTTCCGTACTCCTCGTTTCTTGGGTCATGCGTTCCGTGCAACCCTATTCTGTTTATGCAGGACTTGACAGCTATACCTCACCTATGTTTTTTTGTTCGTAGATCGGGGCGCAACGTCCCATCGTTAGAGAGGAGACTTTAGATGACCGTATACGTAACTTTTGGACAAGACCACCGTCACGAGATTGAAGGCGTCGTATTCGATAAAGACTGTGTAGCAGCAGTATCGAGTCGCGAACAAGCGTTTGAGTTTTTTGGCTCAAGGTTTTGCACTACGCACGAAGACATCAACCATATTGTGGACTTTTTCCCACGTGGCGTGATCGACGTACATGGTGTGGTCCAGCCTACAGAACATGAGGGGATTTAAGATGACAAACACAACAGAACATACACACGAAGTGACGCGCGTCAAGCAGAATAAAGATGGTTCAGCGATGGACTTTTTCGAAGGACGTAAGAAAATCGAAACACTGGTGATCCCTGAGGACTTCGACTTTACAGGCTGGGACGAGTTCATAGAAGAACTAAACCAACAACTCCCACTCCCACTGGACATGGCACTGGCCGCAGTAGGGGACGAAATGCTGCAAGACGGACTAGAACCCGGAGGCCTGATCAAGAAAAAATACCGACAACGGTACGGCAGTGAGCAGAACTGCGGTGACGAGGTAGCAGCGGCCCTTAAAGCACATACAGCAGTGCCCCAAGCCAAAGGACGAGACAAAACCGACCACGACCTACTGGTAAAAGTTCAGAAAGCCAATAAAATCGAAGAAAAAGCCAAAAAATGGCTACACTTGAACCCAGGCCTACAACAGATGAACACAAGCAACGTCCTGCGCGGCATGGTTCGCAGAGGAGAAGCTGTGACAATCGGTGACACGATCTGGGAAGTACAAGAAGAAACCAAATAGCGAAACGGGGCGCAAGCCCCGTCTACCTGACCCGGCAAGCAGGTACTGATGAGCAAGCCAAATAGAGAGGAACCAAAATGACAAACACACTACTCGAAGCTCTAATCTCAGAACCCATCCGACGAGCCAAAGAACAACTAAATATGATGGGGATTACCGCATATAAGATGGAAACCCCAGAAGACATTCGGAACGCAGGAGACCTCGCCATGTGGTACCCACACACGAACTGTGATAGCCCAGAATGCCCAGACAGGTGGATACAGTGATTTAAAAACGGGCAAAGAGACTTGACAAACCTCACATGCCATGTTTTAATGTAGCTTTAATACAGATACACTTTAACCTCAGGAGAATTAAGATGACGAAACAAAAAACCTCTAAAACAGAAAAACCAGCCGAAAAAGCTGAAAAACCAGCTCCAGTACGCAATTGGGTTCCCGGTGAATATGTTGGACGTAAAGTCTTCACAAGCAAAGGCACGGGTATTGTAATCGGTGAAGACACCAAAGAAAAACGCTTCCTTGTCGAAATCGACAGCAAAGAATATGACCTATCCGAAAAATCCGTAAAATGGAAAGCGGTTGACGACAGCAAACGCGAAAGTTACGTAATCGACAAACGCGTGAAAACAGCCTCCGGATCATTCGCCATGAACAACGGTGATGACGTCGCGAACGCACTCCTTGGCCAAACTGACGAAGAACTCGCTTCAATCGCCAAAGAAAACGACATCAGCTATGATCGCTGGAAACACCTTAATCATGGCATGCGTCGTATGAACCTCGGCAATATGATCCGTACTCGTCAAAAGAAACATAACGCTGACCCTAAGAAAAATAAAGCACCTACTTTCCATGGCAAGAATGCCGCACAAGCCGCTAAACTTAGGTCTGACGAAGCCGATAAAGAATTTAAGGCACGTGAGAAAAAAGCCGCCGATGCTAAAGCAGCAAAAGCGAAAGAAACCAAACCTAAACCTAAAGCTGAAAAGAAAGAAAAAGCAGCTTAAATCTACAGGCCCCCGGATTAGCCCCGTTGCCAGAAATGGTGCGGGGCTAAAAAGGTGTCAAAATAGAGAGGGGATTGACATGAAAATACAAACACGAAGATTTATGGTATGGAAAGCATATCATGAACTGAAAAACTTTCTTAAGAGAATTCCATCTACATTAGAAGTCGCGGAAAAAATGGGCGATTGGGGCGTAGATATAAAGAGAGACATAGTTAAAAATGATATGAACACATTAAACACTTGTGAAGTGGTAAAAACCTACCACGAAAATACCGGAGGACACATTGAGTCCATAACCTCCCTCATAAAGGATGATTAAAATGTCGAACTTGAAACATATGAGCATAGAAGAACTAGAAGCTGATATGAGATCGTGTGAAGTGGTAGTCACTCAACAAGGAAACAAAGGAACATGGATAAAATGTTTAAAGACTGGTATTTGTTTATTCTAGCCGTTTTTATTGTGTTAGCATTGTCAGTCCAATGGTGACTACAGATACTACGGGTTTGACTACGGGTTTGACTACGGGTTTTAAATCATATCCAAAACCAAAGACGTACGGGGCCTTAGGGCCTCTCTTACTACAGGTACTACGTATTTTTCTTTTATTTTTTAGAGGTTTTAAAAAGGAAGGGAGGAGTGTTTTTTCTTTCCTTCCTTCTTTTGGCTCCTCCTCGCAGAGAGACCCCTCTCGATACGTAGTATGCGTAGTCAGATGGCCAGAGGCCCCGTCCCCTCGGGCGTCGTCCTATACCGAGATATGTAGTCGGACCCGTAGTCACATACGTAGTCGATATGTAGTCGGACGGGTCTTATAAATAAGGAGTTATTATGAAAAATCATGAGTGGAAAATTCAATTGGTGGTTCTGGTAGTGTTTATCACGGCCCTTGTTCTGATTGAAGGAATGCACTGACGTTTATCCCCTATTGACTAGGCATAGGGAGATATATTAAGATGTGGTTATCGCCTCCCGGTGATAATGCCGCACCACTGACCCCCCTTCCTCCAAGAAGCCAGTGGTGCGGTAAGTTTTTAGAGAGGAAAATATGGCAGTTTACGTAATTCAAAATAATGGTAAGTTGAATTTCAATAAAGCTAAAAAACATGGAAAACTTATTTCTTTAATTGAACGTGACGCGTTTCCTGATGACGCAGAAGACAGAATTATGGTCATTCATGACATTATGAAAGCCAAACTTAGAAACTTCAATATGAACAGAGATTTTCTCCTTTTAACTGGTGCACCTGAGGCCATAGCTATGGCTATTTGGGTTTTAACCGACGTAAAGGGGGTTAGCAGTATTCCGGCGCTAAAATGGGACCGGGAAAACAGAGGCTATTATAAACTTAAAATAGCCGATTATTAGAGAGGAAAACAAAATGACGAACGACGAATTTATAAAAGAACTAAATAAACGTGTTCTGGATGGTGATATTAGCACAGGACATCTTTTGGACGCGGTTGAGGGCGTGATCAACCAAATGCGTTTCTGGGCCTTTGACGAGGCTAAAACCGCAAAAACGGCTTCTCTTTTGGTGGGGTTCAACAGAATTTTTACCTTCCATGATAAGATTTCCAAGTTGACTAAATCTGTGAATGCGGCAAAGGTCATGCTTAAAGAGAAAACCATCCCAGAGCGATTTGAGAGTGAAGATTTAAAAACGATCACGCTCGACAAAATCGGATTTCGGTTCACGGTCAGTTCTCAACTTAGGGCGTCCATCAAAAAGGACAAGAAAGCTGAAGCTTACGAATGGTTACGTGAAAATGGTCTTGGAGATATTATCCAAGAAACTGTTAATTCTTCGACCTTATCAGCATTGGCCAAAGACCTCTTATCTCAAGCAAAAGAACTTGATGATGAGTTGTTTAATAGTCAGTACTACGACAACACTTCAATGACAAAGGTGTAACATGTCTAAAAGTAGCATTTTAGCAAAAGCCGACAGCACAAAGGAAAAGCGCACAAGTAATATGATGGCGCGCCATTACCTCAAAAAAGCGAAGAAAATCAACAATCGTCGAAAAAACAGAGTATTTGAGCACGTTGTTGGTGACACCCCGAAAGGCACTTATGAAAGAAGAATCATCTTTTTTGATAATAGTGGATCACATGAACATTATTTACACGCCACGAAAGGTTGGCGTTCTAGACGCGTAACGTAATTCACAAATTTTAACTAGCCACAGAGAGGAAAATGGTCATGGCTAAGAAAGCAGTAGCGAAAAAAACCGAGGGCAATCTACCTGAGATGCCTTCATTCATGCAGAATAAAGCGGGAAGGGGCACAGAAGGTATTAGTAATTCTGATGTCGAAATTCCGCGACTTGTTTTGTTGCAATCATTGTCGGACGAAGTGAACAACGGAGATTGTCGTCCTGGCCAATTCTATCACAATATCATGGAAGAGGAACTTGGAGATGAACTTACTATCATCCCTATTTATTCCGATATTCGCTTTATTTTGTGGAACCCTCGCCATTCTGGTGGCGGAATTTTGGCCCGTGCTGACGATGGTGTTCACTGGAACCCGCCGAACCAAAAATTTGAAGTCCAACCCTACAAGGACATCAAAAAAACCGTTACCTGGGAAACAAAAGAAACTGTTGAAGAAAGCGGGTTGAGTGCTTGGGGTTCAAGTGATCCAGAAAATCCGGATTCCGCACCTGCAGCCACAAAAATGTACAGCACAGTGTGTTGGATTAAGGAACGTCCTGATCTTTCACCTTGTGTGCTTACACTGCAAAGGTCGTCTGTCACCGTTGCTCGTAAGTTTATGGGCAAGCTCAAAATGATCGAAGCCCCTTCATATGGGTTGCAGTTCCGCATGACATCAATTGTTGATCAGAACGGAGCAGGCGAAGAGTTCCGCAATTATCGCATTGAAACCGATGGTTTTGTTGAGGATGAAGAACTCTTTAATAAATGCGAAAAACTCTACGAACAGTTCTCAGAACAAGGACTCAACATTGCTGACATCGAGGGATCACAAGAAGCTGATCCCCAAGGTGCGGATTATGGCGACGGGTCTGACGTATAACATTCTTAGTGCTACCCCGCGCTGTTGAATGTTGAGGGGTGGGGGGAGTTGCTGCCTCCCCCCATTCTTTTCGTAGAACACATTGTATTGGAATGTCTAGGCCGAAAGAGAATAATTTTAAAAAGTATTAGGCGATGATGCATCTTTCCCAGTGTTTTTACACCTAGATGTGTTCTACGATAAGGATTAAAATGGGTATTGTTGAAAGATTTATGTCGCATGTTTCACCGGAACCAAACAGTGGGTGTTGGTTATGGACAGGGAGCGACAGTGGCACAGGAAGAGGAGGTGGATATGGACGTTTCTCAATTAAAGGACAAACCATTGCAGCCCATCGTTTCTCCTATACTGCCTTTGTGGGACGAATTAGAAGAAATGCGCAAATCGATCATACGTGCCGGGTTCGGTGCTGCGTCAACCCAGACCATCTCGAACAAGTCTCGCACAAAGAAAATCAAATACGGAGAGACAAATGTCAATAAACACTGAGGAAGAAGAACGCCTCATGGAAATTCTAAACACGATACGCGATTGCGATTTGCGTGGATGGAATAAAGAGTTTATTTCTGACATAAGATCGCAATATGAGGAAATTGGGTCCGAGATTTTTATATCGGGCAAAATGTGGAAAAACCTGAACAGAATATATGAACAAGCAATTTCTTAGAGAGGAAACAATGGATTTACCCGATTTATCACAAGCCGAAGCAATTGTTTATGACTGTGAAACAGACGGTTTAGATTGGAAAACAAATAAAATCGTAGGTCACGTGGTCACGTGGGGCGAAGGTTCTGACGAGACGCTCTATCTCCCTGTACGGCATGAGGGAGGCGGTAACCTAGATGCAGAACCCGTAGAGAAGTGGGTCTCTAGCCTGTTATCAAATTTCAACATAAAGAAAATCGGCCACAATTTCAAATTTGATATGCATATGTGCAAGTCCCACGATTTGGAAATAAACGGCCCTATCGAGTGCACCCAAATTAACCAATCACTGATCGATGAAAACCAAGGCGCATACAATCTAGAAAAATGTTCCACTGTGATGAACGTACAAGTTAAAAAATCTAAGGACATGTACGAATATTTGGCCCAAAAATTTGGTGGTCAGCCTACATACAAACAAATGGAACATTTTCATAAATTAGAAGGTAATGACCCAATAGGTGTTTCTTATGCAGAAGGTGATGGTACTTCTACTTGGCAAGTATGGAAAAAACAACATGATTACATCGAAAACGACGGATTATCTTTGTTGCACGGTATCGAATGCAGAATTATACGAATTTTATTCAACATGGAGCGACGCGGTGTCCCGGTCAACGAAGAGGTACTTGAAAAAGTCAGAGACGCGATGTCCTCAAAACTTGAGATTGTCGCGAATATGCTTCCAATCGGTATCGAAGATGTTAGATCGCGCCCCAAATTACTTGAATTATTTACAGACACCGGGAACACGAATTGGCCTCTCACTCCCAAGGGGAACCCCTCATTCACTGAGGGCTGGCTTAAAACATTCGGACTTGGAAGTTCAATTATCCAAGCGCGGAAAATTACTAACATGGAAAATTCCTTTATCAACCCCTTATTGGAAAGGCATTTGTGGCAAGGGCGAGTACACTGTACGTTTAATCAACTAAAAATGGATGACTTCGGCACAGTGACCGGAAGGTTATCGTCTTCTGACCCCAACATGCAGCAGGTACCAAAACGTGACAAAATTCTCGCACCAATCTTCAGATCAATATTTGAAGCTGAAAAAGGCACTTATTGGTCGGCAAATGATTATTCACAACAAGAGTTCAGAGTGTTTACGGACTACACTGGAGCGCCCATGCTTGTCGATGGATATAGATCGGAACCACCTATTGATATCCACTCTTCTATTGCTAAAATGCTTGACGTTGAGCGGGACCCGACAGCCAAAAGAATGAACCTTGGAATGGTGTACGGAATGGGTGTGCCAACTCTGGCAAATTCTTTAGGAATACCAGTGCCAGAAGCGAAAGAGTACCGTAGAAGATATGACGTAATGGTGCCAGAAGCGAAAGAATTTTTAAAGAAATGTGAACATTGGGGCAGAACAAGAGGGTATGTTCGGTCTAAATTGGGTCGTCGGCGTCGTTTCCCTGATCTTAGGGCCGCATACAAAGCCGGAAATGCTGTTATTCAAATGTCCAGTGCTGACATCACAAAATTGAAAATGGTTGAAGTAGAAGAGTATTTTCAATCACAAGGGGGAGACTGTACTCTCCGTTTACAGGTGCATGATGAGTTAGATTGGTTCGTACCATATGGTTGTGAAGAACAAGACAAACGTGCAAAAGAAATTATGGAGTCATTTGGGCCGGACGATGTATTTCAGATGAATGTGCCCATGGCAGTTGACTCAGAAACTGGAATTAATTGGGAGGAAGCTTCATTCGGGACAAATTGGTTGAAGGATTAAAATCATGGCCACCAATGAAAATTCATTTAGATCGGAGTTAATGAAAGATGCCAAACAACTTGGATACCACGCAGAAGCCAACACAGCAGACCACAACAAAGGACGTCCTGATACGTGGTTTAAAGCACCTCAGTTTCAACTTGCATGGGTGGAACTTAAATATACAACATCCCGTGGGCAGAAAATTAAGCTTACTGAATTACAAAGAAGGTGGATTAGGAAGCACTGCAGAGTTGGGGGTTATGTCGGATGGGCAGTGTGTATTAAAATTCGAACTAACTATTGGGAACTTTGGGTTGGAACAAGCGCCGATGCAACCCATGTCGAAGACCATGGAACCCTTATCCAAACAAAACGAAGAGGGGAAACCTGGAACATCGACGCGATCATACGCAGAATCATCTATGGGGTTGATTGAGGAACTTTTAGAAGAAAGAGGTTCAGTTCATGGCGATTTTGCAGAATTATCGGGCGTATCTCAAGCAATCAAAGCAATAGCACGAGAAAAAATCACGGACCCCGTGTTACTTGAAGCTTTGGATTTAATTTCAACAAAGATAGCTAGGATCATTGCTGGTGATCACACTCTCCATGATCATTGGGATGACATCGCCGGATACGCAACCCTAGCATCACGTCAATTGAAGGAAGATAAAAATGACTGAATTTTTCGCAAAAGGGAAGTTTAATTGCATCATAGACGGACAATTTGGCTCAACCGGAAAAGGTCTTTATTCTGGTTACATGGCGAAGCGCGACACTTTTGATTTGGCAGTTACAAACGCGGCCCCAAATGCTGGACATACTTACATCGATAGGGAACGTAGTTTTATATGTTTCCATCTCCCGGTTTCCGGAGTGCTGAATGAAAAAAGTAAAATTTTCTTGTCGGCAGGATCGATCATCGACCCAGAACTTTTAATAAAAGAAATTACTGAATTAAAAGTTAACCCCGAAAGAATTTATATCCATCCTCGTGCGGCCATAATCCTACCGATGCATAGGCATAGTGAAAAACATAGGGATTCTGCTGCCACTAAATTAGCATCCACCCAAAAAGGGGTCGGCGCTGCTCTAGCCGATAAAGTTAAACGCAGCGGCATTCTAGCTGGAGACTTTTTCCCAAATTTCCCAGACAAAAACACTCCTAATTTTTCTATAGCAGATGTCGATTTAAATTTAAAAATGAAACAAGGGTCGACGGTATTTATGGAAATACCGCAAGGTGTGGATTTAGGTTTAAATGGGGGCCTTTCTTATCCTTATTGTACGTCACGCGAAGTGTCGGTAGCTCAAGGTATGTCAGATGCGGGCGTTCACCCTTCATTCTTAGGTAATGTGCATATGACCCTAAGGACTTACCCCATACGGGTAGGGAACATTGTTGATGAAGAAGGAAAAGAAATAGGAACAAGTGGTCCATTCTATCCTGATTCGGTTGAAAAAACGTGGGACGATTTACAACTTGGCCCTGAAAGAACCACCGTTACTAAACGGGTAAGGAGAGTAGCAACATTCTCTGAAATTCAATATCATAGATCGTTAACCTGTGTAAGACCAGCAAGCATATTTTTAAATTTCGCTAATTACTGTGAACAAGAAGAATTGTTAAACTTGTTGCGCAAAATATCCGCCGTCAATCATGAGGAACAAATCAATCCAGATATTTATTTGGGTACTGGACCAAAAGAGGCAAACGTTAAACCCTATGTGACGGGCGGGACTATTGCTAAGCCCCCAGGAGGCGTAGAGGACACGACGTCCGCTACGCCTATAGCGCCTAGGGTATCTAGACCAGGACGCGATGCGACGTCCGGGGAGAGCGACCATATCGAGACCCCTGCCCCCATACGTCGCGAGGTCATGATGCTGGCCCATGCAATGGAACACAAACTCAGAAAAAATGACCATAAAGGCGGATGGGAAGAACGCAATGTGGACGTTTTATTTAAAAGATTACTTGATGAAGTGGACGAGTTGAAAGACGCGATCCGTGGTGGCAACTTTATTGAGATTTTTCTTGAAGCCGCTGATGTAGCAAATTTCGCGATGATGATAGCGTGGAATGTTATGAAAGGAAAATTACTATGACTGAAGAAAGCAACGAACCATTACCAGAAATCCCGCAAGAAGAAAAAATCAAGAAGTTGGTTGAGGTTATCAGACAACTTGACCCGGAAGACCCTGACGCATTCACACAATCAGGTCTTCCCGAGTTGCCAGTTATACGTGGGCTAGTCCCATTTGTAGTGGACTCAAAATTGCGCGATTTAGCGTGGAGAGAATTCAACGTCATCAAAAAAGCAGAACCTGAACCAGATATTGGGACAGACAAAGAAGTCACGATGAAAATTGATGGCAAAGAATATACCGTTACTAAAAAAGACTTCGTTTTCCACGGCAATTGGACAGAAAACAACCGTCTTGTTTCTTATATATGGTCTCACAAAGAAACAGGGGTTAAATTCTTCCAAGACAACAAACGAACACGTGAATTGGGGAACCCGATTTACCCGTTTAACTAGTAACTAGTGGGGGCTTCGGCCCCCTTTTTTCATAGAGAGGAGAATGTAATGTTTGAACGAGAATACAGAGATTTAGCTTTTGTTCCAAGATGGGGCATCGCAAGAACAATTAGAACACAATCCGTGGCGGAACATTCTTTTTACGTGGCCATTTACGCGGAACAATTAGGTTATTGGCTCGGATTTGACGAAGGTTTTTTGGCCCATGCCGCATTGTACCATGACATCGATGAATGTTTTATGTCTGATATTCCGGGGCCAGTAAAAAGAAACATTTCGGACAAAGAAAAAATGGGAGCGTACAGGTTCAGCGAAACACAAAGACGTTTCGGCCCACAATTGATCCTATCTGATGAAATCAAATCTATCATAAAATGTGCTGATTTATTAGATGAATGTTTCTTTTTGACAGATGAAATAGAATTAGGAAATAAATCAGTTACCCCTTTTTTAGTCAACTCAATGGAGAGATTAAATCGAGCATGGGAAAACCTCCCTTGGTTAGAAGATAGGGAAACAAAAAATACTTTGTGGGATAAGTACGTTGCGCCACATTTAGGTATGGAAGTTACTTCTAGAATACCAACTAATGATACGGATGTTGAAAATGTGGGTTCTTAAGGGGGAACCCTACGAAGTACAGACCGTAGCAGCAAATCGGGCGTGGATGTTGCCCGGTTTCGCGTATTTCATGGAAATGGGTTTAGGGAAAACAGCTGTTGTACTCAACGAATTTATTTCGTTATTTGTTAAAGATGAAGTGAGAGGTTTAATAGTTGTTTGTCCCATGAGTTTAAAACAAACATGGTCCAATGAAATAAGAAATTGGGGTTTAAGTGAAAAAGTAGAAGTCGTTAAGTGGCCCGAGACCCCTAAACCGAAAAACAAACCCTTCATCTGGATCATTAACTATGAGGGTTTCGCTGTTGGACGAGCAAAGGCAGTTTTGGCCGCAGAAGAAGTGATGAAAAAATACCGTTGTATGTTTACGTTGGATGAGAGCATATCCATCAAAAAACATAATGGAAAACGAACTATAAACCTAATAGCTCTAAGTAAGTTCTCTCCGTTTAGACGCATTTTATCTGGAGCGCCTGTTTCTCAAGGGCCGCATGACTTATGGGCACAATTGAGGTTTATAGGGGCGATCAATAATTTTAATTATTTTGCTTTCCGTAACAAATATTGTAAGATGGGTGGATATCGAGGTAAACAGATAGTTGGGGCCAAAAACGAAGAAGCGTTGAATGAAATGTTACAACCACATTCATTTAGGGCCAAAAAGAAAGACTGGACAGACCTCCCCCCAAAAATACACACAAAACGTATGGTCGGGTTAAGTAAAAACCAAGAAAAACACTATTTAAACATGAAAAAGGATTTCTTTACAGAAATAAAAGGCTTTTCTGAAGAAGTTAGCGAGATTGAAGCAGGAATGGTCGTAACTCAGATGATGAAGTTGCAACAAATTTCATCTGGTTTCATTATTAACGAGGAAGGGGAAGCGATAGAAATTGGAGGAAAAATACCTAAAACCGAAGCAATTAAAGAGTTGTTGGGCGAGATTGAAGGTAAGCTTATAGTTTTTGCTTTCTTTAGACATTCTGTTAACAAATTAATAAAAGACTTGGATGAATTTAATCCATCATGGATTAAAGGACAAATGACAGAAGAAGAGTTACAAGAACAAAAAGATAAGTTTGAACACGATAACACATCAAGAGTTATAGTTTGTCAAATAACTTCAGCAAAATATGGACACACTTTATTAGGTAATGACATCATGAGATGCAGCACTGTGGCATTTTTTGAAGCGACCTATGATTATGATGCGAGGATACAAGCCGAAGATAGACCACACCGACACGGGCAGGACGCAGAATTCGTATTATATGTTGATTTGATTTCTTCTGAAATTGAAGCAGCAGCGGGTGACGCGTTATTGCGCAAGGATAATGTAGCAAAAGCAGTAGTTGACGGGGTAAAAAATGGATTTCAAGAAGGAAGCTAAAAAATACGCAAACGTTGGATTATCTCCTATACCAATAATGGAGAGAAAGAAACGTCCAGCAATTAACAAGTGGCAAGAATATTGCGACAGGCCACCCACTGACAAAGAATTGGATGAATGGGGAGAAAAGTACCCGAATTCCAATATAGGTTTAGCTCTAGGGACTAAAACCCTTATAGAAAACACCATTTTAATTGCGATAGACGTTGATGATGACGAATTGATTGACCCGGTGTTGTATGCTGTGGGCAAAAATACTTCATCTAAAGTTGGTAAAAAAGGACTGACAATTTTCGGGTTGGCCGATCCGAAAATACAAAACACCAAATTGAAACGGATGATAGGCAGAACTCCCGCCCCCCGACCTTCAGTTGAAATTTTGTGTCACGGGTCACAAACAGTGGTGCCCCCTTCAGTTCACCCGGAGACACTTGAACCTTATACTTGGGACACGTCTGACTTATTGGATGTAAAACCGGGCGATCTACCAGTAATATCAAAATCAGTTATAGATGAAATAGTTGCAATTTGTCACGACAAAGCGGACCACTTCAATAATCTAAACACAATGGTTTGGTTGGGCGTGGACGGAGGAGGCAATACTCATGATACTTGCGTTTCTGCTGCAGCTAATTTAGTGGCCCGTGGATGGGAAGATCATGATATCCATACAAGAATAGAAAGAGCAAAATTAGAGGCTTGCGTCAGGGCGGGCGAGGAGTACAATTGGCCCGGTTCATCTAAAGCGATACAAGGTTGGATCAACTCCGCCAGAGATAAAGGGATGACGGATAACGCCAAACCAAAAAAGAAAATCCCGCCAGAGCGGGTCATGGCCAATTGGCTTATTGATGAATTCGGTGGCGAGGACAATGTTAGGTGTGTTCAAGGTATCTTAAGAGGATATAAGGATGGCCATTGGCCAAAAATAGACTTAAACTCCGCCATGAAAGATATGTATGCCACAAATGAAATGCTGACGCAACGGGAAGCAAAAGCAGCCAGGGATATCGCTCACACGTTAACTGATGTTAGGAACTTCGGATACACGCCAAATACAAAAGCAAAAGATGATATCATGCGTCAACGTGTGTGTCTTAAGAATGGCACTCTAAACCTCATGACGGGTGAATTAGAAAAACACGACCCAGACCATCAACTAATACACCAATTAGACTTTGAATGGAATGACGAAGCAGAATGCCCGTTATATAATAAAGTTTTAGAGGAGACATTTAATGCTGACCAAAAGGCGATCGATCTATGGAATGAATACTGCGCCCACAGCCTTATACCCGATACTTCTTTTCAAAAACTTTTATTCCTCAAAGGCCCAGGTGGAAATGGTAAGGGGACTGTTGCTAGAGTACTTCGTAACATGCATGATCCTGATGCGATCGGTTCTGTTGGTATTACTGATCTTAATGACGAGCGTAAACGCACTTCATTGGTGGGAAAGCTTCTTAATATTAGCGGTGAGCAGTCTCGTCTTAATTTGGTGTCTGATACTTATCTCAAGAAAATAACTGGTGAAGACCCGATTGATATACGTAAATTATATGGTGAGACTGAAAATAATGTAGTTTTAGGCACTAGATTTTTAGAATTAGTTAATGAAATGCCAGCAACCAGTGACTCATCAGGTGCTTTACGCCGTAGGATCATGATTTTAGTCTGCCCGAGAAAAGTGATTAATGCCGACACGGATTTGGACCGTAAGCTAAGAGAAGAGCGCCCCGGTATTCTGCGCTTATGGGTGTCGTCCCTTAGGGCGCTGTATGAGAGAGGGGGCTTCGCAGAACCTGACTCCAGCCACGAAGAAGCTGATCAGTATATGTTAGAAAATGATCCAGTTGCTTATTGGCGCACAGAGAGGATAACGTCTGACGCTAAAGGGACCCCATCTAAAGAATTGTATGCGGACTATAAGGAGTGGGGCCAAGCAATGGGGTATAAAAACGTATTAAACGAAGTTACATGGGGAAGGAAACTTACTGCGTTGGGGTATGAGTCAAAAGTACGTAAAGTTGGCGATTCTTCCGTACGCGTACGGAAGTTAGCCGTACGCAAAGGTTTGGGTACCGTTATTTAAGGTTTGTTATTCTTAGTCGTGCCAATACTTTCGACTAAACCACCGCCAAAATAAAATAAAACGATAGTAGTCATAACCCAACCAATTTTAAATTGGTCGAGAACTTTGAACACTTTTTCCGGATCGCCTATGTCCGCTAAAGTCATGACAAGTACGATGAAAAAACTCGTTAAAAAAATAAACGAAAACATCAGGGCGATATAACGTTGCGCCAATTTAAATGGGGCATATGCCTGAAGTAACTGGATTTTTGTTTTTGTCTTGCTCTCACGCTTTTCCGTGTCACTCTCAAAAGCGTCATCAATTAGTTCCATACCTTTACTGATGACAGCGGGTGAACCGAGTATTGAAGCTATTGCACTAAAAATCATTTTTCCTGTCTCCATCAATGTAAGTCACTTTAAGTTCTTTGCGCCGTGCAGCATCGACAATTATTTTATAATAATCACTATACGCTTTAGTACTGGTTTGAATTGTCATGGTGTCGCGATTACAACCATAACCAACAAGCCCACATCCTTCGGTGTGTTTTGCATTATTGCCTATGTGGTGATAAATCCACTCAAAGTTTTTAACATCCTGAACCCATAACATTCCTTCGTGGAAGTCAGAAAACTTCTTTGCATACCTGATATTCATGCCCCCAGCGTCGCGTAAATGGATGTCATACGTACCTGCAGCTATTCTTGTCTTGCCAGGGATTTTAATCTTTTGATACGCGTCTTCAAGGCCAAACCCAAAAAACTGTTTGTCAATGGAAATAATGCTCAACGTAGCAACATCATTTGACACAAACCTGAACCATTCGATCAACATTATTTTAATCCCAATTTAGTTAAAACAGCCGCAATTGTTCCTGTTCCAGTAGTTCCAGCTACAGCAATATAAACACGTGTTCTGAATTTTTTTAAGCCTTCAATGTCTTTTTTATTTTCTTGCATTTGTTCTGATCCAGAAGCTAAGCGCAGCTCGACAGTAGCCACATGCTCTTTTATTATCGAGGTTAAATCCGCCACAGCTTTATTGCCTTCATCTATCTTTTTTGATAGTATTTCACGCTGCTTGATACTATCTTCAGCCTTAGACTGTAGATTTCCAATAGCTTTACTTACTTCGTCTAAGCTCATGATACTTACCCCTTGAATTTATATCTAATGATGACGATACCGGAGCCGCCAGCACCACCAACTGCTGTGGATGTCTGACCACCACCGCCACCACCCCCACCAGTGTTGGCTGTTCCTGAAATACCTGCTGGTGTTACACTAGCCCCTGCACCACCTCCCCCTGCACCACCTGCACCACCAGTGCCAGCATTAGTACCACCACCACCGCCACCACCTCTTATGGTGGCAGAACCATCAATACTACTTGATAGACCGCCTCCACCGTCTGGGGGAGACCAGTTGTTACCAATACCCCCGGCACCACCCCCACCTCCACCTGCTACGAACCCTGCACCAGTTCCACGACCACCAGCTGAACCTTGATTTACTGTCCCTGGTACAAGTGTTGTAGAACTACCATTTGAACCGCCCGATGAACCACCGACAAACCCATCACCAATAGGAGCAACTCCACCTAACGAACCACCAGCCCCACCGCCTATTGAAACTATACCGTTAAAACTACTGTTATTACCGTTTGAAGCACTACTGCCCCCAGCACCTACGACAACAGGGAATGTTCCTTTGGTGATTAACATTACAGGTTCGGCAACTGAACCGGCACCGGATAGGTCTCCAAGCACGTTGCTTCTATAACCACCACCTCCTCCACCCCCACCCCCGGACGATGAGCCATTACCACCACCTCCACCTCCTCCACCGATGACGAGATATTCTACGGTGTTATCGTTACCCACACGCTCGACAACAAAGTTACCGCTACTAAGAAAGGTATGAATACGATAATCTCCTACGTCAATAGGAGGGGCATCACCACCAGTGGCCCTCGTGTATCTTTTACTGAAAATAGCTGGATTAAAAATACTCATTTTTCATACACCAAATCTGGTCCATAATAAATTTTGTCCGCTTCTTGACTTTCAAAATAAACTACGTCGGGTTTTACATTCCCAAAATAAACCGCATCAGTAAGAGAGATATTGTCTCCTGGCGAAGTGGCAAAAGGAACAGTGGCGAAAACTTCTTCACAAAAAGACATTATACACCTTCTAAAGTTTCAATAGCGTCTTCAGCTATTACTGAACAAGCCTTGTAGCTAATAGCTTCTTCGATTGCTTTAGTAGCAGCTTCTTCTATTTGCTCAATAAAGGCACCAATCTTTTCCCAAGCATCTGCTTTAGCGATCAGCAAATCAGCAGCAGCTTTAGCAGTGATATTGTTAGCGATAGATACTGCTTTGATCATTTCAGGAGCATCGCCCGTATACCCAGCAGCTTTAAATGCACGGGCAGACTGTTCTTTTCTTAAATACGTCATACTCTTACCAGAACCCGGTGTTATAAATCTAAGCCTTGTTGCTTCAGCAATATCTTTGACTTTTTTGATATTTTCAACTTGTGCTATGGGCAATGGGTCAAACTCTGCAATGAGAGTATTTACAGCATCCTCATCTCCATCCCGTGTTTGCCAAACCCCGTCGGTTTGGTTGAGGCGATAGCCTTGGGCATTTACATGCCTAATGAGGTGAATACCTTTGTCGATAAAATTAACTTGTCCCATTATATACCCTTACGCATAAATTGGCACTGGATGAATATAGTCCTCAGAGGTGTACCCGCTGGTTGGGGCGGGGTCGGGGAAAGCGCCCGCGTCCAAAGACTTTTTTAGAGACGCCGGGCGCTTATCTTTCATAAAACCAAACGGATTGGTAAAATCGCCCGGTCCGCACCCCCTAACATTGGCAGTGGTTCCGGCGTACTTATGGGCTAACCAATATATCCCGACAGGAAGAAGAATTGGGGTCGATAATGTCTCAAATTTCTCACCGACTGTCGCCATATCTAAATCCCCGGTCTCAGCAATGAGATGACCAGGAATGCCGCTCGGACCAAGGCCGTAAATCGCTACTCTATTCTCGGTATTAACCGCATCCGCAACCGTTATCCAGATGCCTAATTTTGTTATTTTTGTCGGGACAATAAACACCGCAGGAAAAAAAGACGCAGATAAATTACCTCGCCCGCAGGTGTCTTTTGTGTTCGAGACATTGCTCGGCATAAGCCCTTCTTCGACTAAGTTCGATACTTCGTCCCAAGCTGCTGTATTGGTCCCGCCCATCACATTTTCGGCTTTTGGCGCAATAGCTACCGTGTGAGTTCCGGCAGCCAAAGAAATACCAGAAGCAGGGAAATTAGAAACTACACCTGATATTGATTTTGAAACAACAACAGTTCGAGCCAACGTAGTTCCGGACGCTGTATAAATTCCAGCACCCGTTTCCCAATCTCCAGAATTTACACCATCTAGGATCAGATAATCAACAATATCTCCATCAGCAATTTGACTGCCAAAAGAATTGAACCCAGAAACGGCACCTGCTAAAGTAAGCGCACCAGTTCCAGTGGTTGTTGTGGTTTCTTTTACTCTGTTTCCAAACATACTAACCTATCACAATTGAGAGTTGGTTCGCAGCGGGGGTGATAGCTGCAAATTGAGCAGCTGTGCCCTTCCAAATCGTTATACCAGTGGTAATACCATTATCAGCTTTATCTGATACTTGGACCGCGTCTATTTGTTTCCAGACAGCAGTAGCAGCGGTTACATCTAAAGCCAGCCAAGCGGTATCGTCGGTAACATTATACCAAGGAGAGCCAACCCCATATCCTGCACCTGTGTCGTCATTCGCGTCAGGATCATCAGTAGCCGTGAAATTTGTGAGCCTGTAGACTGGTTTATCTGTGCTTTCTAAATCTGAATAAAGACCTGTAGAGGCCACTGTGTGTAACCCATCAAGGCTAGCTTTATAGGCAGTAGTAAAGCTTTCTTCTGTTGCGGTAAGGACAGCAGCATTCGCAGGAGTGGCCCAAGCATTATCGTATGTCGTTTTTAGTGCAGCAGTAAAAACCGCTGACATACTTAACAAAGTTGCAGAGTTGGCCGGGGTATCCCACTTGCCATTTAACTCACCAGCAAGGCTAGCGTTATCTGTCGCATTTCCTGTTAAACCCGCAAATGACGGAGTTCCGCCTTGTGCTAGAATAAAATCTATGACATCTTGGTCAAGCTGACCTTTTGAAATTCTAGTAGTCATTAGATATCCACCATTGCAGCAGAGTAGGAGATGTAAACATCAGTTCCATCAACCCCATCTGTACACCAATAACTAATTAAATAAGTACCCGTAACGGATAGATCAGTAGCAGCATCTGTAGGACCGTAAATATCAGCTTCAAAAGTGATAGCATAATTAGAGGCATTAACTAAAAGAATTTGTCCCCGTTGCCCCTCTGATTTATTTGTGAACTGTAATTGATCGGCACCAGTAGGGGTCCACCGAAAATCATTACCAGCAGACAAATCAAATGAACCATCGTTATCTGTAGAAGCTCCTTGGTACATGGGGCCTGTTAATTTGGCAGCGCTTACTGAGGCGTCAGCAGGAACACCAATAGCCACTGTCTCAAAGTAATGAAGCTCAATAGTATCAGTACCTGTTGGCACAACAGCAGGAGTGCCGGGATCACCTTTAGCGTGAAAGGATAGAGTTTGCCCTGAGATGGCATAAGTATCATGGTGTTGAGTTAGGCCATTGAACGATACAAACGCAGCATTCTCAGTAGAGATGTTTCCCGCGAAAGTAACTGACGTTGAGATATTGGCTGTAAAATCCACAGTATCTTCGAACAATTCAACGAACGGATTTGAGAGAGTTCCTCCCATATTGATACCAGCCCAATTATCTGGGGTAGCGTCAATATCAGCATAAAAACTATGGGCGGAAGTTCCGTCAATTACATATGAGGATGTTCCATTTATTTCATCCGTACCATCAGGGCTAACTGTAACAGCGTTTGCATCGCCAGTTTCTTTCCTGACAGCAATAGAAGTAGGCTCACCTACAGCAGCAATAGAAGGAAGATTGATAGTAATAGCACCAGCAGTCGTTGTGCAAACATACATCCTCCCAGCTTCAGCCGTGACGGGGCTATCACCAGCAACAACTGTCACTACCTCCCACGCTACACTATCAGCAGCAGCTTGAGCGGCGGCAGCACTGACAGATGAATTTGTTTCAGAAGTGGCCGCGTTATTCTCAGAAGTGGCCGCGTTATTCTCGCTCACTAAAGCAGCAGCAGCACTATCAGCTGCATTTGAGGCCGAAGTTGATAGACTATCAAACATTTCAAATCCGTCACCACTTGAATTGACTCCCAACACTTTATTAGCAGTATCAATATCAGCAGGTAATTTTGTAGAAAATGTTCCACCAAAAGTATCAAGTAACTCAACTGATCTTGCTCTTTCTAATTCGCGTTCAGCGACCATCATAGTTAGTCGATTTAGTTCGTTATTTACGTTGTCGGCTGTCCAATCTGAAGAAATGGCGAAATTAGAAGAACGTTTAACTTCAGTGTCGCGCACAATAGTCAATTTCACAACTCCGGACGATTCAGGCGCAGTTGTGAAAGTTGCTTCCTTCGTTCCGTTGGTGTTGGCACCGACTAAAGAGTAATTGGACGAGCTTTCTGGGGTTTCCTCATCATCGAAGTATATTTGAATGTCGTCATCTTCGAAAAATTCGAATGGGATAGTGAACACAACTTGTGCGGCTAAAGGTGTGTACTGGACCCACGGAGTTGTATCATTGATTTGTATTCCCATTACCTAAACTCCTCTGAAGCTTCAATAGCCTCTTGTAAATCAATTAACGCGGCTTCTTTATTTTCTTCTTGTTTTAATAATTTTGCATTCAAGCCCTCATCTAAACGCCTAAGCTCATGTATCGCGGCTTGATTGAATGACCTGTGTATTTGAGCTATCATCATTGACTTATTCTCATCAGATCGTTCTTTATAAAAATCAGATTTCACCATATTGTTCAAAATGGTTTTCTGATTTGCCGGATTTCCGTCTTGCCAAATATCTAACTCAATGGTCTGTCCGGCCAGAGTGACCAAATGGTCATACTGCCACTCATCTAGTGGTACCCCTTTTATATCACGTGAGGGGGGTTCTACCAAAGCATCACGGAATACCTGCACATTACCAGTAGCAGGGTCTTTTACGCCATCAACAGCAAGCCTAACAATTTCGTGATCAATAGGCTCTCTACTTTCCTCAGAAATCCTTACAGGTAAAAAAGTGCTACGTGCCCCGAGAAACCATCCATCATCATGGTAGCGCGGTTCGCCCCAAACATTACGTTTGGGAGGCATGTCTTTAGACAATCCAGGAACTTTAGCTTTAATAGCTTGTACAATAGAATCAATTTCCCTTACATAGGGGTCATTCGCAACAGATAAATCTCTCATAGCGTTAGGGACAACAGTTGAAGCAAAACGTTGAATCCATCTTTCTGAATAGCGTTTTGGGTCCTCCATAACATTGAAAAAATCACTGAGACCTGTCATGAAAGTCTTATTAGTTGTATTCTCAGCAACTGCAGCGACTACCATAGCAGTAATGTTGGTCAATTCGCCTTCTCTTGTAGGGTCATCTTGATCATAATATTTGTAAAAATCAATCACGTCTGCAACGGCACCAACTACGAATGAAATCGGCTCAACTCTACTGTATTGCTTCCACTCATATTTGGGGGAACCATCGGCTTCTTCGCCAATTTGAGTTCGAATTGAATATGGGCGATAACCTGCTCTGGCCCAAGCTTTACGTTGACGTGGTTCCGAAGGCCCTGATCCAGTTATGTTCCCCTGAGAAGCTTGATATGCAATAAACGCTCCAATTGCTGTTCCAGAACCGATTTTAGCGAAAGCCATGTCTGCTTCTGCCCCTCCAGCTTCCATGGCTTGCTTCCACTTGTTCGTCAGAGGAGCGAAAACGGGATTTCTATCAACGGCCCCTGCAGTGAAAATATTGATAGGAGTTCTAACAAACGGAACAATAAATTTAAAAGCTGGTATTTTAAATCTAGAAATAGGGGTATTTGTCAAAGCTTGAATTTTTCTGCCATTCGGCCCAAGTTCATTCTGAAAAGTGATATACTTAGCAAAATCATTCGCTGCTTCAATGCCCTCATCTGGAACATCAGAACGGTACCTTAAAATTTCAACAGCTTTATCTCTGGTCGATCCTCCTTTGGACATGGCACTTGAATAAGCCTGACGATTTATTTCCATCCTTCGGCCCAAATGCTTAAAAAATTCATCTTGCGCCAACATAACCGTAGTCGGAGTTCTGACGATTGCTCCGGTGACATCAGCCAACCCGCCCATCATGCCAGACAATTGAAGATTTTCTGACGAAATGGCTTTATTCCGTACACCCTCAATTCTTGTAGGGTCTCCAGCAACAGACGGATTTCCAGTTCTGACAGAACGTCCCGCGATCTTTAATCCATCCCACACACCTTCAACCATTCCATACATCATGGCCATTGATTCGCCCACATAAGCCCTATCAATAGGCTGAGGGGTGCCGCCCATCATGCCTGCTCCAGCTCTTAATGAGCTAATAGTCCCGCCCAAAGCGCGTTCTGGGATTTGCCAAAAAGCAAAAAGGGCATTGCCTGTTGCATTGATAGCAAGAGTTTTGGTGCCGGATAACAAAGAATTGATATATAACTCCGTCATCGAATCCCACCACTTGCTCCGAACCCCCCGCTTAGCGATAGAGTTAAGAAGTTCTGGGGTATCTGCCTTAGACAGGGCTTTGGCTAACTCATCTACACGACCTGCTCCGAATTCTAACATAACTTCGTCTATACGTGCTATGTCTTCACTCTTAACAGCGACTTTGATCTTTTGGGAATTCAATGCCCTACCAGGAGCAGCAACGATACCGCTGGCATACTTCATGTTTTCTACATGGTTCTGTACGGAAGCCAAAAACAAACTCTTTTGAGAAGCAGTCATGTCTGGAGAATATCCATCTACCATTTTACGTAAAGAATGTGAGGATTGTGCCAACATTACCCTGGCCGCATGTACTTCTTCATCAACACGACCCAATTTATCATATGTTTTCTTCAACCAAGCTTTATCTAAGCCTAAATCATCGGCAAGCTTTTGTCCTGCAGAAGAAGTGTCGTCCCAAGCTTTAACATCCTTAGGTATGTTTATATTATCAGTTACTGCAACCATCGTAGCTTTAACGTCAGCCGCAATTTCATAATTTTCAAGGTTAATATTCATCGCTTTTTTAGGCAAATACTCAGCGATGTCATCCCCAGCCCACGAATAAAACCCGGTAAGTTCGTCTCCAATTTGTTGGCTTTGAGCTTGTGTGACCGTTACGTTTTCTTTTTGGCGTTTTTTAGTAACTTCTTTTGCCGCGTTCGCTTTATCAGTCGCGGCTTTGGCTTCTTGTTCCAACTGCTCCAAAACCCCAAGTTTTTTAGGAAATAGATTTCTAACGGATTTTAAAGCCTTTCCGACGATCCCGCCAGCCTTTTTACCAGCCGCTCCCGCTCCTAAAATGGACAAAGGGATTGCCATCCTAGCCCCAAATTCTTCCTCAAAAGAAACATCTAATCCAGAAGTTTTCTTTGATTCAATAGTAGCCAAATCATCTATCGCCAAACCAAAATCAACTCCGGGTACTACATCTAAAATACCAATATCCACTAAGGATGACCCGAATTTAGATTTCGTAAAACCTGTCCCCAATTTCTCATCGATCTGCTGCCTTGCCGATACGCCCGGACCTTGTGTCAATGACCCAAAACCTTCTAAATTCGGGTCTAAATCCGTGAGGCCTCCGTTAAACACTCGATTGAACACCATATTGGACAACTCATCTGCATCTAAAGTGGATAAATCTGGCTCACCTTCATTGAACTTAAGAGAGGGCAGGTCTCTCGAGACGTCCTCATCATATATCCCTATACGGTCGTCCTCTCCAGACGTCGCACCGGGGCCTGTATCGGCGGGGCCATCAGGTACTAGTGTAGCTCGGACCTCATCTGATAGGGCCTGACGGTCCGCTTCAAGACGATACTTGGTATATTCCTCGTCTGACATTTACTTACCCTTCTCATTTTTCAAAATTTCTTTATATTTTCGGCCTAATTCCTTACTAATAAGCCCAGAATCAATGTCGTCTGCGAGTAACTTGGGACTATCTTGATATTTAGAGGGTAATTCAGATTTTTTGCCCCCTTCGCCGGAATCAAAATTTTTAGTTACGTCATTTTTAGTGAGCGCATATAACCTTAAAATATCTGGACGTTCTGCACCTTCTTCGCCATTTTGAAATTTTTTCCATTGGTCTCTTGCATCATCAAAAACTCTATTGCGAATTTGTTGCGCAAGTTTAGCATTCTTCGTATTCCTTATGGTACGACCAAAAGCGTCTGTCTTTTCGGGAAAATCTGTTTTAAGTCTATCTAAATACCCACCTTCTGCATTCCATGAGGGCCAAGAAACAAACGGATACTCTTCTTCGCGTTTGTTCACCCTGTCCAAGAAAGAATTAAAATCACTGCCGTCAATGCTACCAGTCTTCAAACCTTCCTCAAGCCATTCGCGAGTAAGAGTGCCATTATGAAGTCTAGTCCAAGCTTCATTAATCTGAAATGGATTAGACCCCGCTAATCTGTCTTCTCTGTATTTAATATACACTCCAACTTTTTGCGGGTTTAATTCTTTAGCAAGCTCAAAAGCTTTATCATCTGCGGGGTTCTCATAAAAAATCCCAGCAGCGGCATCTGCATTACGTTTCAAAGCTATTTTATTCTTTGCTTCTTTTTTGTTCTCAGAGGCCAATTCTGCATTTAGATCAGACATCATAGCATCTTCAATAGCGCGTTTATCGTCTGCAGTCAAACTTCCAGCTGTTACGCCCGAAGCTTCCTTAACCTCTTCAGCAAAATTAGTGTTCCTAAAAGCTTTAATGAAAGCCATCTTTCCGCTGATAGGTTTGCGCCTAAATGCGCCCAACACCAAATTTTTACGAGTTTCTTTATGCATCATGTTTATTTGAGACGCAATGTCTTCTTGAGACAGTACTCCTGTCCCACCAAGTGTAATAGGTCCCTGATTTTCTAATGAACTGATATATAAAGCTTGTTCGCGAGATAACGCGGCCAAATCGCCATTTTCAGCAAAATTTGTAATACGGGTGACAGCATGGGATTGTGACTTTTCAAATTCCGCTTTATTTGTGTCCAAAAGCAATGCTTTTTGGTTAACATTAGCTTTAATCTCTAAGTCATTCGATTTACTCTCTGCGTACAATTTATAATTAGGTATTAATTCTGCTGGCAGACCTTCAGAACCCTTAGCAATGACACTGTTAGCTTTCTCTCTAAGCGCTTGCGGATTATGGGAAAGAGTTGGGTCGAGCATCAATGATTCTAAATCAAGGTCTAAATCAACTTTAGATTTATTAATAAGGGTCTCAAAACCAGCTTTATTGAAAGCATTAGAAGCTATAGTGTTTCTTGGGTCTCTTTCAAAATCTCCATCTAGAGCAGCTTTTTGTCCCGCAATGGTCGCTTTACGGAACATTTCTTTATCCAAGTCATCTTGAACTTTTGACACCGAATCAGAGATATACTTATTTAAAACAGAAAATAACTCATCCATTGAATTCGATCTAGCAGGAACCTGTCTAGGCGCTCTAGAAACTCTGATGATCTCTTCGTTTATAAATCTATCGGCCATTTATCTTCCGCCCAATCCAACAATTTTCAATTTTGATCCAGTTTTGGGGATCGTCCCTCTAGTTGATCTTCTATTAGAAATACCTGAGGCCAAATCGAACAACGAACCTCCTGCCCTAGTATATCCTTTAGTTCTAGCAGCGCCCGCCTCAGATTTACCCATACTTAACTCTGCTCGTGATTGGTTCAACAACCTTGAAGCTTCAGTAGAAGAACTAAATCTACGAATATCGAAAGTTTTTGCTGCTTCAGCCAAACTATCTTCCATCAAAGCGTCCGACCTTCCAGAAGCATCTTGAGAAGCAAGAACTAACTTTAATTGTTTCATATCCTGCAGATTTTGTTCTTCTGAATTCGCATTAGTTAATGCGGCGTCCAATCTCAATTGTTCCGAATTGTTGTGTGCTGCTGCTTCTATTCTGTCGGCTTCTGCATTTCCGGCTGAAATTGAAGATATTACAGAAAATGCGGTGCCAGCAATCTGAAACCCCGTAGTTATAGTACTTGCCAAAGCAGCAACTTGAGCCGTTGTCGCTGTTGTGGATAAAGCCGCTGCTGCAATTGCTGTGGCCATTATGCGCTAACTCCCTGAATAAGAGACAACAACTCAAATGGTAGAGGTTCATCTTGAGTTATTTCATTTTGAGGCTCCTTGTTATACCCTAAATGTCTTATTTCTTTGACACCAGTGAAAGGTTCAAGGGGTTCATCGAATATGTCCTGTCCAAATCTACGGAACGAAATTTTTCTCCCGCCTACGATTACCCCTAATGAGTTTCTCAATTCTAAAGACGTTTTCAATATACGCCTAGTTTCCCCTATCATAGTTCCATCCGGCAATTCTCTTTCCGGGGGATTAGGTTTCACGGAAGGTGAGTAGAAAATGCCAATTTGAACTTCATAGGATGGACGATTTATTGTTATTGATCCACCAGTTACTGTAAAGGTTCCCTCTTCAATATACCCATCAGCAATAACATGTACTTCAAAACCCTCTAAATGGTCCAAACCAGACCAAACAGTTTGCAGTGAAACGTCAGAAAGAACAACAGACCAATCCAATCTGCGATCAGGATCGAATGACACTAAATACTTCTTGTCTACACCATCCACAGTAATAGCAGTAACTCCATACATTTTTCCGCCGTCATATCCGACTTTTTCTAAATTGCCGTAATCACTGAAACCTTTGACCCATCCAGTAAGTTCTTGCTGTCTTAAAGTATTTAGAACAGCCCAAGTCCCGTCCGAGTTTACAACAAAAACTAAATCTGCGTCTTGATTCCCGTAAGGCCGTTGGTGTGCTATATCTACAGGGCTATTTATTAAATGTTCAGAGATTAATGAAATATTATTTGCGGCGTATTTCTCACTGATAGCATCAAATACATATTCTCTTATAATATCCGCGCTATTTTGAACGAACATCGTTGCGCCATCTACAAACACAGGAGGAACATTACTTATGCCGCGTTTGTCTTGTCTCCGTATACTGGAATTCTCCGGGGTTAACGGGTTGCCCGCTACATAAAATTCGGCATCACTCGTGAACACCTCTAATCTGTCAGCAGACATTAAATGTTTAATTGTATTTACCTGATCGGTATCGATCGGCATATTCAACGCCTCATTGTCCAATCCGGAACCTTCATCGAAATTAAAAAATCTGCCTATCCGTGACAACCAAAGAAAATTGGGCAACTGTGTTGAACCGCCAACAGCAAGTCTGCGTTGATGAAAAATTCCTGTCCTGGGCCAGCCCCTCTCATCTGACCAAGCGTCCTCATATCCGCGTTCAATATCCCATGAAGAAGCAGAAATAGCCGTTGTATCAATGAAATTGATGAGCACCCTGGCTTCTAAAACTGTAGTGGATACAAACTCAATTATCCTAGCCTCTCCGCCGTTTCCAGTTATAACACCTCCTACATCAGAAGAAGCAAACACAGCAGCAGAAGCAGTCAATTTTATTGTTCCAGAAATCGCTGACGGAGTTAGAGTTGCTGAAGGCTCTTCGACAACAGGGGTGAAAGCATGCTTAGGTATTACTTCATAAACAACTAAAGACTGATCCCAAATATCATCCTGCGAACCGCGCACAATTTTTCTAGTCTGATAATTTTCATGGAAAAGAACAATGGTATCGCTACTCTGCGTATACTCAATCTCTTCTAAATCAGCTTCCAAATAATCTGAGGGTATGTTTACTTGAAAAACCCCCTGCTTATAAACTGATATATTTCTATCTGAAACCAACAAAAAATACGTTTGACCTGAACCGAAATCAAATTCAATAGTTTCATAATCGGAAACATTAGATTGTTCAGTAAACATTTGAACTTTTGTGAGCGCGGCAGTTTCTGTAGATAAGTCTTCCCT